GTGAGCGAAGACGTCGAACGCGAGCTTGCCGGCGAGCCGTCCCCGCCGCCTACGACGAAGACAAGGCCCAGGGCGCGCGCGACGACCGAAATCCGCTCGCTGGCCCGCGGCCACACCAGGACGGCCCTGAAGGTGCTGCTCGGCATCATGCGCAACGACAGCGCGACGCCGGCCGTGCGCCTCTCGGCGGCCAACGCCGTGCTCGATCGCGGCTGGGGCAAGTCGGCGCAGCCGATCGAAGGCGGCGAAGAGGGTGCCGTGGAAACGATCCATAGGGTCGAGCGCGTCATCGTGCGCCCGGACGACGCCAGCGACGCTGGAGAACGCGGGCGAGGCGAACGATAGGGCCTCACCGTCGCAGGTGGGGCGAGTGCGCTGGCAATCACGGACGGCGCTCTGCCGGAATCCTTCGCGTACAGATCCCAGGGCGAGCGAGCGCATCCATTTGTCCATCCTGAAAATTCCGACCGCGAAGATCTTCGAGCCGCTGTTGAGGCCTGCACGCTACAAGGGCGTTTACGGCGGACGCGGCTCGGGCAAATCGCATTTCTTCGGCGAGCTGCTGGTCGAGACCTGCCAGGCCGAGCGCGGCACGCTCGCGGTCTGCATCCGCGAGGCGCAGCGCTCGCTGGCGCAATCGTCCAAGCGTCTGATCGAGGGCAAGATCGCGAGCCTTCGCCTCGGCCACGGCTTCAAGCTGTTCAGCGACAAGATCGAGACGCCCGGCGACGGGCTCATCATCTTCCGCGGACTTCAGGACCACACGGCGGACTCGATCAAATCCCTGGAAGGGTTTCGCATCGCCTGGATCGACGAGGCGCAATCCCTCAGCGCGCGCAGCCTCGCGCTGCTGCGGCCGACGATCCGGGTCAAGGATTCCGAACTCTGGGCGAGCTGGAATCCACGGCGCAAGAGCGACGCAATCGACGATTTCCTGCGCGGGCGCAAGCCCGATGGCGCCGTGCTGGTGAAGGCGAACTGGCGCGACAATCCCTGGTTTCCGGATGTGCTCGGGGAGGAGCGGCTGTTGGATCAAAAACTCTACCCCGAGCGCTACGATCACATCTGGGAAGGCGAGTATGCCCGCGCCTTCGAGGGCGCCTATTTCGCCGCGCTGCTGTCGGAGGCGCGTGCGCAGGGGCGGATCGGAAAAGTTTCCGCCGATCCCCTCCTGCCGCTCCGCGCCTTCATCGACATCGGCGGCGCGGGCGCTGCCGCGGATGCCTTCACGATCTGGATCGTGCAGTGGGTGGGCAGCGAGATCCGCGTTCTGGATTACTACGAGAGCGTCGGCCAGGTGTTGGCGTTTCACGTCAACTGGCTGCGCTCGCGCCGCTATGACCACGCCGTGCTCTATCTGCCGCACGACGGCATGGCCGCCAACAACATCACCGGCAAGCGCTATGAGGATCATCTGCGCGAGGCCGGCTTCAAGGTCGAGCCGCCGGTGAAGAACCAGGGGCCGGGCGCGGCCATGATGCGGATCGAGGCGTTGCGACGGCTCGGCCCGCAGCTCTGGTTCAACGAGGATACGACGGAGGCCGGCCGCGAAGCGCTCGGCTTCTATCACGAGCGCAAGGACGAAACGCGCAACATCGGCCTCGGCCCCGAGCACGACTGGTCGAGCCACGCTGCCGACGCGCTGGGGTTGATGGCGATCTGCTACGAACAGCCGGGCAGGGTGGCCGCGTTCAACCGGCCGATCCAGTACACCGGGCGGGGATGGATGTGAGAAAACGGATGCGCTTGGTAAAACCAGCGGTTGACAATCGTTCTTGTTATGTTCTAGTTGGTGTAATCTCTACCATTGCGTGAGTTTTGCGAATGCCGGCGTTGCGGATGCTGGTCGAACTGATCGGGTACGCGGTGGCGCGAGCTGCTTTGCCGCTCCTTTCGTTCGGACATGTCCATGTCGAGCCGTTCAGCGCATCGACGTCGTCGCTGCGCCGGCCATGGTACCGTCGGCACGCGGATGGACGGATCGAATTGCGACAGGACGCTGCGGGTTGGATCGGGTTTGCGATCTGCCTTTCGGTGCTGCTCGCGATTGCAATCATTCTTCACGGCGTGTCGTTCTGAGCAGTGAGCATTTTTGATGTCTCCAAATGGCGAAGGCGGTATCCGCAGCTCAGAACAGACTTACGCGCGTTTACACGAACGACGACGGCTCGGTCACGGTTTTGACCGGCGCGGGCAGGAACTGCCGCAACAACAATCCTGGCAACTCGAGATACGGCACAAGTCCGAGAAACTAAACGCGCTCGCAGGACGACGTTACGTCCAGACGTCGGCGCCCATCGCTACTTCTTCTCGACGCGCCTTGAGGAATGCAATGCCCGAGAGTCCCGCGACGTAAGTGAGGAGGCGGATGTGTTTGCGACAGGCGCCCCGCAGATGCCGTACCTGTCGCACTGGTGACGCTGCGCCGCCACGCGATGCGGCGATCGAGTTTTGATCGAGGGAGTTTCATGGCAAAGATGTCGATTTCCGAAGTGAAGGCGATGCTCGCCTCCGAGAAGGCCAATGCGCTCGCCGCGATGTCGGCGGCGCGGCTTGCCGAGGAGCGGGCGGATGCGATGGACTATTATCTCGGCGACATGCGCAAGGACATGCCGGCGCAAGACGGCCGCTCGCGCGCGGTATCAACCGACGTCGCCGACACCATCGAAGGGCTGATGCCCCAGCTGATGGACATCTTCGCCGGCTCCGACGAGGTGGTGCGGTTCGAGCCGGTCGGCCCCGAGGACGTCGCCGCCGCGCAGCAGGAGACGGATTACGTCAACCACGTCTTCATGCAGCAGAACGGCGGCTTCATGGTGCTCTATTCCTTCATCAAGGACGCGCTGCTGTCGAAGGCCGGCATCGTCAAGGTCTGGTGGGAGGAGCGCGAGGAGGAGAGCCGCGAGACCTATTACGATCTCACCGACGACCAGTTCGCGCTGCTGGCCCAGGACGTCGCGGAATCGAACGGGGCCATGAAGATCGTCGCGCATACGATGCATGATGGTAACGACCGGGAAGACATGTTGCAGGCTCCGCTGGAGGTCGGTTGAGGATCGCTGTCTGTTGCTTTGGCCGGGCGGTCACCGACCCGGCTCCGTCGACGGGCTACTCGGCATCAACCAGCCACAATGCGAGACAGCCTGGATAAGCTCGGAGGCCCGCTTGCCGGCGAACAGTCGGCCGCATACTTTTATCGCGGACAGCATTGTCCATCGAAAGCAAAACCATGGTCGCTCTCTTCACAGTCTTGGCGGGGTTCGCCGCCATCTGGTTAGGCTTCACGTACATGCGGGTCTTCAATGCCGCACGCGAGCATCTTCCGCCGCAGTTTCAGGACTACGAGATTGCGCGCTATGCGCTCGATGTGTGGGCGCTGCAGCCTCCGATGCCACTCACCGTGCAGGCAGACTATGTCCGACTTGTCAGAGGGTACCCCTATTTGGCGCTCGCCGGCGCGTTGGCCTGCCTGTCGTCCGGTCGGGCGGATGCGATGGTCTTTGGCGTGCTGTTATTGGCGGTCTTTGCTTACAGCGTGTTTTACGCAATCAAATGTTCGAGGGTCTACGAGCAGAATTGCAAAAGAGCCGAGGCCCAGAGTGATGAGGAAAACCAATGAGCGACAAGGGCACCTATGGCGGATTCACTGCCGCAATTCCGACGTTGGCGGGAGGAGTGGGCGTTGGGGCCTACATAGACAATTCCGGCAGGCTTTATCCGCAGCTCTACTACGGTACGCCCGGGTTCAGTCTGTCGGCGGGATACACCAATGATCTGGGGGCTCTGCTGACGGGACCATCGGCAGCAGGCACTCTCGGGATGGGACGGGTCGGAGCCAACGTGGCGACAGTGGGCAGCGAGACTGGTGTTGGGTTTGGCACGCCCGGCGCTGGCGTCACCTATGGATATGGTCCTCTCGATTTCTCTGAGGACTACTCGCAGCCGTGGATCAAGCAGCTGATCAGGGATTCCGTTGACGGAGCGGGTCTGCCAAACCGTCGAAACGTGTGGGAATATGGCTATCCCGAGCCGGGTGGGGAGAATGGTCCCGAAACCAACGCCGTTCCCGTTCGACGTCTCACGCGCGTTGATCCCGAAGATGCCGGACCTGTTTCGGCGTCGGGAAACGCTCCAGCACGCTATCCATCGACTTTCAATGAACGATTTGGCGATTGGCGCGGTCTGCCTGGTGGGCCGCAACCGACTCAGGCCAGCCGGCCGATCGGCGTGTTCGCAAATGAGCCTGGCTCGTCCATGGCATCGATGCGGGGATTTGATAATCGCAACGATCCGACGAGCGGCACGGCCGGCGGTCTGCTCGGCATGATCCAGGACTACATGCGCAATAACGGCTATTAGCCGCTGAGCCAGCACTCGATCGGATCTAAAAACCCGAAATTTGGCTTGGACGCGTCGGGCAAAACACCTCTAGAGTGGCATCATCGAAAGAGTTCGCATCAAGCCCGCGCGGAGAAATCTGCTGCGGGTTTTTTCATTCCAATTGCCGAGAGCGGACGGCGGCGGCGGTTCCTGTTTACAGTGCAGCGCGCGAACAACTCCCGCCTCAAATTCGAGGCCCGGCTCGCCGCGCCGGCGGGCTCTCCAGTCATGCATGACGTCACCATCGTCACAAGCAGCCCACGGGCTACCATGTCGAAATACTCCACACGCGGACGCAGAACGTAAGACCAAAGGATGAAGTCATGCCGAAGCAGCAGACCGGCACGCAAGGCGACGTCGGAGCCCGTCGGTTGCCGCCGCGAAGCCAAGTTCGTTCTGCCGCGTCGTCTGCCAATCAGCGGCAGCCTCAGCCGGGTATCGCGCCGAGCGATCCGCCTGCAAGCGCGACGCCATCACAACGTGCTTCCACCGGCCTGCCAGACCAGGTCCGCTTGATCGCACGGGACGATCTCTCCAATCTCGAACGGCCTTGGCCGGCGGACTGCTCGGCATGATCCAGGACTACATGCGCAAGAGCGGCTATTAGCCGCCGCTGCTCTTCTGCCGCCTATGTTCACGCGGCAAAACCTGAGAGTTCAATCAAAACATGCCCATTCCCTTGCTAGCCCCGGCGCCGCCCGCGCCGATGGGCTCTCCAGTCATGCATGACGTCACCATCGTCACCACGCGCAAGCTCGCGCAGGCGCGGGTGATGGGCGTGCCGCCGGAAGAGTTCGGCATCGAGCGCGGTGCGCGCGGCATCCGCGACTGCAATTATTGCTTCCACGAGGTCGTCACCAAGACCGAGGCGCAACTGATCGCGGAGGGCTTTGATGCCGGCCAGATCAGGGCCCTGCTGCCGCACACCGGCACGACCGAGATCGAGACGCTGGCGCGCGACACTGTGGAAGAGCATCTGTCCGCGACATCAGGCGGCGGCAGCGGCAATTCGGCGGCGCGGCTGCTGCGCATCACCGAGCACTACGTGCGGATGGACTATGAGGGCTCGGGCCGTCCCTGCCTCTATCAGGTCATCACCGGCGGCGACCAGGCCGAGATCCTGCGCAAGGACGGCAAGGACTGCATCACGCCGTTCGACGAGATGCCGTTTGCGGCGACCACGCCGGTGCCGGTCACCCATCGCTTCTTCGGCCGCTCGATCGCCGATCTCGTGATGCCGTTGCAGCGCGAGAAGACCGCGCTGAAGCGCGGCGCGCTCGACAATCTCTATCTGCACAACAATCCGCGCGTCGAGGTCGCCGAGCAGAATGCCGGGCCGAACACGCTCGACGACCTCCTGGTGTCGCGGCCGGGCGGGGTGGTTCGCACCAAGACGGCGGGCGGTCTGAACTGGCAGGTGGTGCCCGACATCACCACGTCGATCTACCCGATGCTGCAATATCTCGACGCCGAGCTCGAGCTCCGCACCGGGCTGGCCAAACAGACGCAGGGCATCGACGCCAACGTGCTGCAGAACCAGTCGGCGACCGCAGTCGCGCAGGTGTTCTCGGCCTCGCAGATGCGCATCAAGCTGATCGCCCGCGTCATGGCCGAAGGCGTGCGCGACATCTTCGCGCTGCTGCACGGCACGATCCGCAAGCATGGCCAGCGCGAGGAAACGGTTCGCTTGCGCAACGCCTGGGTCGCCGTCAACCCACGCAACTGGAAGACGCGGGACGACATGACCATCAATGTCGGCCTCGGCGCCGGCGGCAAGGCCCAGCAATTCGCCCAGACCATGGCGATCGCCAATGTGCAGAAGGAGCTGCTGGCCGGCGGCAAGCTCAATCTGGTCGGCGACCGCCAGCTCTACAACACCGCGGCCGAGCTGACGCGCATCATGGGACACCGAAACCCCGACCAGTTCTTCAACGATCCCACGGCCGTCAATCCGCAGACCGGACAGCTCCTCAATCCGCCGCCGGCGCCGCCACAGGCACCGCCCGATCCGAAGCTGATGGCGCTGCAGGCGCGCGTTCAGGCCGACCAGCTCGCCGCCGCCCACAGGGTGCAGATCGAACGCGAGAGGGCTCAGGCCGACGCCATCCATCTCCAGGTCAAGACGCAAGGGGAGATCGAGCTCGCCAAGATCAAGGCCGCGCTCGACGCCAAGATGACGGTGCTCGAGACGCATCTGAAGGCGGCGATCGAAGCGGGGAAGGTGCAGCGATCGTATCCGCCGGGCGCACGCAAGGCGAGGGACGGCCACCACTACGTGTCGGACCCTGGGCGGCCCGGCAAATTTCTGCTGGTTGTGCACCATGGGTGATTATTCCCTGGTGCAGGTCGAGCACCAGCCGGACTTCGAGAACGTCGCTCTCGTTCCGGTCGACCATGATCCATTCAGTGACGATGGCGTAGCGCAACAGCCACCGGGCCCACAGGCACAGGAGCAGTTCGCGCAGCCTCAGCCGTCGCTGCCGGCGACGGGAGTTCAGCGACTCTATGTCGGTCCAGCAGCGAAGGTCACACAGCCGTCGGAGGAGGGGGAATCCTGGGATCCGGAAAGCGAAGCTAACGATACGTCTGCAGCAGTTCGGCCGGCTGCAACGATACCTCCCCAGAACAAGCTTCCTCCTGATTTGTCGCACTTTATCCCGCTCGGCGAGCTGAAGCCGGCGACCTTCACGTCCACACAGCAGATCGGGCATCGCGCGATCGACACGCTGCTAGCTCTCGGCGTACCGCTGCACAATGCCCAAGAGCTGGCGACGCGTATCGGCAATTTATTGACGTTGACTCCGCTTGGCGTCGCCGGTTCGTTTCTTAATCTCATTGATGCGAAGCGCCGCGATGATCTCCCCGGAGCCGTTGAGGCTGCGAGCGGACTGATACCAGGTGCGAAGGGCGCCGGGCGCGTCGCCGCCAACGAAGTACGCGCGCTAACGAGCAAGGTTCGGCTCTTGCCGGCGGCCTGGGCGGCTAAAAAAGGATACGCCGGTGTGGGAACGACCGTAAACGGCGGTCCCACTTTTGCTGGAACGGAGCACCTCTATCCGGCCGCACAGGGGCAGCTAAGCGTTGTGAATATTCCACTTACTGGCAGCTATAGAAAAGACTTCGTTCTTGCGAACGAGGAAGGAAAATTCGCTGAAAAACCGGATGGATACATGTGGCACCACGTCGACGACTTCAATCCGCAGACTGGAAGGGCCACTTTCGAGCTGATAGATAAAGACGCCCACAATGCTACGCGACCTCATGCGGGCTCGGTTGCGCAGTACGTCAAGCACCACGGAGTGCCTTACAAGCGTTGATAAGGAAACAGGCAATGGTCGTTTTTGAGCAGACTGCTCCACCACTTTCTGAGCTGGACATCAGGCGTGTGGAGCACCGCTTAGGTGTTCGGCTGCCGCAGGATCTTAGGGAGCACTACCTCCTCCATAACGGAGGAAAACCTCGTCCTCAGTTTTTCCTGAAGGACGGAGAGGCGTATGATGTTGACTGTTTCTACTCCATGAACACTGGCGCGAGAGGATCGAGCTTCGAACGAACATACGTCATGATGGTGGATCAGACGCCCGAGTTTCCTCGGGGATATATACCGTTCGCGGACGATTCTGCGGGAGATATGTTTCTTTACAGTGTAAGGCCCGAATCTTTCGGGAATATAATGTTCAATTCACATGAAGATTATGAGAACCCTGATCGTTACGTTGTGTTTCTCGCCCCGACACTGAAAGGATTTATCAATTCCCTCACTGAACTGCCTGAAGGGATGTAGGGGCACTACGGGCGCACGGCTCTGAGATCGTGACTGTCTGCGTGGATGCACCCCAGGTTGAAGTCACGTTGACCAGCCGCTTGCTGAAGCAGCCCTCTGCCCTCAGAGCCGCCGGCCAATCCGAAGCTGCTCGCCGTGCCGGCGCGAGCTCAGGTCGATGCCGCGCATCAGAAGCTGTTCCATAAGGCGCAGGCCGACGCCATCCATCTCCAGGTCAAGACGCAAGGGGAGATCGAGCTCGCCAAGATCAAGGCCGCCCTCGACGCCAAGATGACGGTGCTCGAGACGCATCTGAAGGCAGCGATCGAGGCCGGGAAGGTGCAGCGCTCATACCCGCCAGGCGAGGGACGGCCACCACTACGTTCCGGACTCCGACCGTCCCGGCAAATACCTGCTGGTTGTCCATCATGGCTGACTATTCTCTGGTGCCGGTCGAGCACCAGCCTGACTTCGAAAATGTCACGCTCGTTCCGGTCGACCACGATCCGTTCAGTGCCGATGGCGTAGCGCAGCAGGCGCCGGGTCAACAAGCACGGAGTCAACTGGCGCAGCCTCCGCCGCCGCTGCCCGCGACGGGAGTTCACCGACTCTATGTCGGTCCGGCAGCGAAGATCACACAGGTCCCGGAGGAGGGTGAGTCCTGGGATCCGGGAAGTGAGGCTAGCGATGCGTCTACGGATCGACCCGTTGCATCGACGCCTTCGCAGGACAAGCTTCGTCCTGATCTATCGCACTTCATACCGCTCGGCGAGTTGAAACCGGCGACCTTCACCCCCACACAACAGATCGGGCATCGGGCCATCGACGCCCTGACAGCCTTTGGCGTGCCGCTGCACAACGCCCAAGAGCTGGCGACGCGTATCGGCAATCTGTTGGGCTTGACCCCGCTTGGAGTTGCCGGGTCCTTCCTTAACCTGATTGATGCGAAGCGCCGCGATGACTTTCCTGGAGCCGTTGAGGCCGCGAGCGGATACCGGGTGCGAAGGGCGTCGGTCGCTCTGCCGGCAATGAAGTACGACGGAGAGCTGACTTTCGCCTCGCGAACAAAGAAGGTAAGTTCGCTAAAACGCCCGATGGTTATCGGTGGCACCACGTCGACGACTTCGATCCAACGAATGGAGAGGCCACGTTTGAGCTAATCACTAGGGGAGCGCACGAATCCACAAATCCTCATGCTGGTTCTGTTGCCCAGTACTCCAAACACCACGGTGTCCCGTATAGGCGTTGACGAGGAGAAAAGCATTGGTTGTTTTCGAAGGGACTGCTTCCCCGCTTTCCGAGTTGGACATTCGGCGCGTCGAGCAGAAATTGCGCGTTCGCTTGCCGCAAGATCTCAAAGAGCATTACCTCCGCTATAACGGCGGAACCCCTCGTCCGGAATTCTTCGTCAAGGACGGAGAGGCTTATGACGTCGAGGAATTCCTTCCGATGAACATACGCAACGACAAAGGATTAACCTTCGAACGTACCTACACATTCCTGGTACATGAGAAGCCAGAATTTCCTCAGGGATATATACCCTTCGCGTGCGATTCAGCAGGTGATTATTTCATCTATAGCGTCATTCCTGGATCCTTTGGGAATATCATGTTCAACTCAAGGGCAGATTACGGAGACGACGATCGATACATTTTCTTTCTCGCCCCAAGCTTGAGAGAGTTTATCAATTCTCTCACTGAATGCCCCGAAGGGATGGAGTGATAGGAAAGCCCAGCTGTTCATGGACTTGCTGCACGCAGCTGACTCTACGCTCGTTTGGTCCGTGATTGCTCGGCAAATGCATCCAAGCATGAAGGCGCGCTGCTTGGACGTTTGATCGGTTTGATCAACCACTCGCTATCCCCCTGCGGAGACGGCCGAAGGTCTGCGATTGGAGGTCTTTGGGGGGCATTCGTCAGGTTCATCAATCAGGTCGCCGCTCCTGAACTCGCTGAGTCGCAAGGAGTGACAGATCTTGTGCGGAATAATCCGACGGTCGCAAAGATTGAGGACAGCTTGAGTAACCTAAGACCGTGATTGCTTGACTAGATGCTCTTAAGCATGCAGGCGCGCTGATTTGGACACTTGATCAAACAACTCGCTACGCCGCCTGCCGGAGTCAGCCCGAAGTTATTGCCACAAAAGGTTGAGCGAGATCGATCGGGTCGGTGCTCTCCGCTAGGCCCAGTTCAGGCAACAGTAAGCACTGAATGACGCGATCCATCTCCAGGCCAAGAGCAAGGCGAAATCGAACTCGCCAAGATCAAAGTAATCCTCGACGCGGGGATGACGGTGCCGGAGGTCGCGCGTCCGCCGCTGCCAAGCAATAAAGGAGCCGATGACGGGATCTGTCTCCAGGGACGAGATATGTTAATGCGCCGGCCGAACCAAGAGGAGGAAACCAATGTCTGACGAGAGCACACTGGAAAGGGCGGCCGCGAGGGCGGCCCGTGCCGAAGCGTTGCTCGATGACGAGCTGTTGAACGAAGCCTTTGACGCGCTCGAGAAGAGTTACATCGCAGCCTGGCGCGCCACCACGGTGGACGATGCCGCAGGCCGCGAAAAGCTGTTCCTCGCCATCAACATCGTCGGGAAGGTGCGTGACCACCTCGCCGGCGTCGTTGCCAACGGCAAGCTGGCACGCGCGGAGCTGAAGCAGCTTGCGGAAACGGCGGAGCGGCGGAAGCGGTTCGGGATCATTTAATCAGGACAACCTGAAATAGAATTGACGTTGTTCGTTGTTTGTTCTAGGTTAGGCGAACTCAATTTTGCGGTGCGCCGGGGGTAAAGGCTCACGTCGGGCCTCGGTCGGTGGCAGTGGCGGCATCAATGCGATAGTTCGCCGACAGGGATTCAAGGCCGTTGCTTCGGGGGTAAGAGCTTGAGAATGCTCCAGGTCAAGATCGCAGCCGTGCGGTCGCTCGCTGCACTGTCCTCGCTCTGCGCTTTCCTCATTTGCGGTCAGTCTGGCGCCCGGGAGGGCCTGTTCGACAAGGCGCTATTCTATCGCGCGTCTGATTATTGCCGCGGTGTTGCTGCGGGGGCCGTCGCGCTCAGCGAGGACCAGACGGTCCTGTGCCTTGACGGCCCGATCGAGAAGGATGCGGACGTATCGCCAGCGAAGAAATTGATAGAAGGCGGTCTCTTCGTCGTTCGAAGCGCCGGGGGCGACATCGCGTCAAGCATTGCACTTGCCAATGTGCTGCGTGAACGACGCGCTTTGGTCGTTGTGTATGACCAGTGTTTGTCGAGCTGCGCCAACTATCTCCTGATCGCGTCCGATCGAAGCTATGTGCTCAAAGGCGCCTTGGTCGCATGGGACTACGAGAGCACGGATCCCGCGTTTCCATCATGCGCCAAACTTGCGACGGAAAAAACGCGAGATGGAGATTACCGCCTGCAGCGTGGATCTTGTCAGCCTTGGTCCGCTGACGAGGCTCACTGGCGGGAAATCCTTCTGGCCCAGACCGCCTTCTACAAGGAACGCATGATCGACCCGTATTTTGAGCCGCCGCCGGACAATCGCTATCTGCGAAAGCTCGTTAAGTCCCTCCATCCCGATACTCATGCTTACCACCATATCGGGTGGACTCTTCATCCCAGATACTTTGCAAGATTTTTCAAGACCGCAATTGTCTACGAGACCTATCCGGAAGGGCAGGCCGAGGTGGACGAGCTGGTGGCCCGGCTGCATCTCGACATGAAGGTGATTTACGATCCATAGGCCGGTACCGATCGACTGCGAAGTGAACCAGATCCTTTTTCATCCCTTGATTTGAAGACGTGGCATATCGAAGATGAATGAGATTCCGGCCGACAACGATCGACAGAATCCGATCCTCGACTATCAACGCCTCTGGCCGATCTCATGATCGGCCGTATTCGACGCCTGCAACAGCAAAACTCAACTCGAACGCAATCCTCCACTTTCGACACGGGATCTGCACCGCTACCGTTCAGTGCCGCGGCCACGCTCGCGGCGCAAGGATACGAGCCGGTCGAAAACGATCCGTTTCACGAAAAGTCGCCGATCCGGCGTTTGACGCGAGTCCAGGCAACCTGACGTCGCGCAACAACGCCGATCAGATCAACCATCGTAGTTAGGCCGACCCTGCGCGATACGCGCAGGCGCCCGGCAGAGACGTCTCGCGGATCCGCGAACCGGAAACCTGAATTTCCGCGCCATCGCGCGAGCGAGAACAGAAGACGCCAGCACATCAGGCCGTAGTTTCCATGAGAGGCGCAGCGACATCGCTGCGCTACCGGAACAGCACGGCTCTCACAAGGACACATCGATGACTCTACCAACCTCCACCTTCGTCACCTACTCCGCGGTGGGCAACCGCGAAGACCTCAGCGACATGATCTATCGTATCGATCCCGTCGACACGCCGTTCATGAGCGGCGTCGACAAGGAGAAGGCGACTGCCGTCAATCACGAATGGCAGACGCAGGCGCTCGCCGGCGCGGACGCCAACAACGCCCAGCTCGAGGGCGACGATCCCAGCACCAACACGACGACGCCGACCGTGCGCCTCGGCAATCTCTGCCAGATCTCCTACAAGGTCGCGCGGGTCTCGGGCACGCAGCAGGCGGTGGATCACGCCGGGCGCGACAACGAGCTCGCCTACCAGGAGATGCTGAAGGGTCTCGAGCTCAAGCGCGACCTCGAGACGATCCTGTGCGGCACCAACCAGGCCAAGGTTGTCGGCAATACGACGACGGCACGCAAGAGCGCTTCCGTCCTGTCCTGGCTCGCTTCGAACACCTCGAAGGGCACGGCAGGCGGTGCGGCGGATCCGGCCGCGGCCGACGGCACCGGCACGCGCACCGACGGCACGCAGCTCGCCTTCACCGAGGTGCGGCTGAAGACCGTGCTGTCCTCGATCTGGACCAATGGCGGCAAGCCCGGCACGATCATGACCGGCGCCTTCAACAAGCAGGTGTTCTCGACCTTCACCGGCCGGTCCACCGCAATCGAGGAATCGAAGTCGAAGAAGATTGTCGCGTCTGTCGACGCCTATGAATCGGACTTCGGCAAGCTCAAGGTGGTTGCCAATCGTTTCCAGCGGCCGCGCGACGTCCTCGTGCTGGAGCTGGACAAATGGGCGGTGGCCTATCTCAATGGCCGCAACATGATCTCGATCCCGCTGGCCAAGACCGGCGATTCCGATCGCCGGCAGATCCTGGCCGAATACGCGCTGGTGTCCCGCAACGAAAAGGCCTCCGGCGGCGTGTTCGACAACACCACCACCTGAGCGGCCACGATCATCATCCACCTCAACATCGGGGCAGCCTTCGGGCTGCCCTTTCTTTTTGGAGAGCCAAGATGCCGCTTCCCGGTAATCGCACCCTCAACTCCGCCGACCTCACGGCTTACACACCCTCCTGCGGCGCGAGCCCCGTCGCCGCCTATGTCCGCGTTCCCTTTCGTTGCCGCGTGCTGAAGGTCAGCGGCATCCTTGGGGGCGCGATCACGACCGCCGACGGGACCATTACCGTCTCGGCCAATGCAGCCACGCTGGCGACCTTCACCGTCACGCAGGCGGGATCGGCAGCAGGCCAGCTGTTCTCGGCCGTGCCGCCGTCACCCACCTATCTCAACGAGGACGACGTGATCGTGCTGACGCCCTCGGGCGCGTCCGGCGCGGCGATCCCCATGCATTTCTCGATCTCCGTGAGGACCGCCTGACATGCCGTTCTTCTCCAAGCAAAACTCCTCGCGCGTCGGTCCGACCCAGACGGTCGCCTATGACGCCAGTGTCGGTGCCACCAACGCGTTCGGATCCGGAACCTATCAGCTCCGCCTGGTCGCGAACTCCGGCTGCTGCTACCGCATCGGTGACGGCGCTCAGACGGCCACCATTTCGGATCCCTATCTGCCCGCCAATACCGTCGAATACGTCACGGTCAGTCCGGGCCAGCGTATTGCCGCGCTGAAGGCCGCGACCAACGGTCTGGTCACCGCGACCGCGGGCACGCTGTGGGTGACGGAGCTGTCGTGATGGACGGCGTCCTGATCAGGCCTCATCTCGACAGCAACGGCCGCGAGCTCGCGATCGAGCAGGTCCAGGACGTCGCGCCGATCCTGGAATGGAATAGGCAGGCGCGCCAGGACGAGCAGCGTAGCGATTGGGGGCGGCACGTCGCCCGCATCCCCAACGTCGTCTACGTCCAATGGCTCAACGAGGCGCATGCGATGGGCAATGCCTCGCTGCGGCTTTTCACGCCCGAATTCGACGCGATCGTGCAGAAGAAGCTCGACGATCCCGAATGGGCCTATTTGCGAACCGACAGGCCGAAATTGCAGGCCGGCTGGTCAGCGGAGCTGAGATGACCCAAATCACCGATTATGCGTCGCTGCAGTCAGCGGTGACCGAATATCTCGCGCGCGATCAGGACACGATTTTGATCGCGCGGATCCCGACTTTCGTCCAGCTCGCGGAGGCAAAGTTCAACCGTCAGCTGTTCGTGCGGCAGATGGAGCAGCGATCGACCGCACTCGTCGACCTCGGCTCGAACGAGCCGGAGTTCATCTCGCTGCCGTCTGATTTCCAGTCCATGCGCAGGGTCCGGCTCTCGAGCGTGACGGGGAAGCCGTGCCTCGCGTTCAAATCCGGGACCCAGATGGATGAATACCGCTTCGCGACGTCCGATGTCGCCGCACAGCCGCGCTATTTCACCGTGTTCGGCAACGAGCTCGAGCTCGCGCCGACACCCGACGCGGCCTACACGATCGAGATGGTCTATCGGCAGAATATTCCACCGCTCGCATCGAGCGGCGGCAATTGGCTGCTGACCATGGCGCCCGATCTCTATCTCTACGCGGCCCTGCTGGAGTCCGCGCCGTACATCAAGGAAGACGCGCGCATCCAGACCTGGGGGCTCGGGTTCACGTCGGCGCTCGCCGACCTCAACAATCTCGGGCTGACATCGACCTTCAATGCCGGACCGATGACGGTGCGCGTTTCCGGACAGGTCATCTAGGAGACGATCATGGCAAGCTTCAACAAGTTCTATTGCTTCGTGCAGGACGTCGCCAATGCGCTGCACGACATGAAGACCGGCACCGCGCAGGTCTACAAGGTCTATCTGACCAACACGGCGCCGGTCGCCGCCAACACGGTGTACAACGCGCCCGCGGATCTGGCCGCCGGCAACGGCTATACAGCGGGCGGCAACAGCGTCGGCACCATCACGGGCGCGCAGACGACGGGGACGTTCAAGTTCGTCGGCGCGACCGACCCGTCATGGACGGCGTCCGGCGGTTCGATCGGGCCGTTTCAATACGCGGTGCTCTACAATTCGACGTCCTCGACCAAGCCGCTGATCGGCTGGTGGGATTACGGCACCGCGATCACGCTGACCAACGGCAATACTTTCATCATCGATCTCGATCAGACCAACGGCATCCTGACGATCACCTGACATGGCTGCATTTCTCAACAATTGTCGGTTCATTCCCACGGCCGGCGGCACCACGGACTGGGTCTATTCATCGGCGGTCGGTGGCTGTCAATCGCCGGCCCTCGCCGGAGCAGTCGACGGTCGCAAGTACAAGTTCATCGCGATCAGCGGCGACCTGACCCAATGGGAGATCGCGGAGGGCGCCTATACGGCGGCAAGCGGGACGTTTGCCCGCACGATCGTGCTTTGCAATTCGTCCGGGTCCGGGTTGGCCGCAGGGCAGTCGGGGGCCGGCTCCAGGATCAGCTTCGTCGCGCCGCCGAACGTCGCCGTCGTCGGCATCAAGGAAGATCTGATTTCCATCGAGGAGCCAAACGGATTCACGGCAGGGCAGATGGCACAAGCCCGTGCCAATATCGGCGTGACGAAAAACAGCTATGTCGTCAACGGCGGGATGCAGGTTTCTCAGGAGAATGGCACGACGGCAGGCGCCGCATCCGGCTACTATCCGGTCGACCAGTGGCGATCCGAATTCAGCAACGCCGGCGGACTCAGTGTGGCACAGGTCGCAAGCTCCACACCCGGAGGCTCGCCGTATCGCATTCGAGCGACGATCACAACCGCGGATGCTTCGGTTGCGAGCTCGGATTATTCAGTCATCACTCAGAGGATCGAAGGAAGCCGTATCGCCGATCTGAGGTTCGGCAACGCAGCAGCAAAGACCGTCACCGTACAATTCGGCGTCAAGGCGCCTGCCGGAACATATTGCGTTGCGATCCGGAACGGCACCCCAAACCGCATCATCGTCGGGGAGTACACGATTGCCGGCGGCGAGGCGAATATCGACGTGGTCAAAAGCGTGACCTTCGCTGGCGACACGGCCGGGGCCTGGGCCTTCGACCAGACCGCCGGTATGGAGTTGATCTTCGTTCTAATGGCGGGCTCGAGCTTCGTCCAATCTCCCAACACCTGGAGCGCGGCCGCAAGCGTCTTCGCGACCTCCAATCAGTTCAACCTTATGGCTACCGTCGGTAACGTGTTCGAGCTGTTCGACGTCGGTCTCTATGAGGGGAGCGCGGCTCCGGCGTTCCAATTGCCGGATTACCAAGCCGAGTTGCGGAAGTGTCAGCGCTATTATTTCCAGACTGCCGCGAACGAGTATCTGCCGATTTCAGGCACGCTGCTCAATGGCGCGACGAGCGGCAAGTTTTCGTCGATGCCGGTTCCGGTGACGATGCGCACCGATCCGGCCGTGACATTGGGTGCGTCGGCGGTCGTGACGAATGGCCCCATAACAGGGGCGCTGACAGCGATCACCGCTGTTGCGACCAGCCACGCGACCTTGATGTTGTCACTCACATGGTCCGGTGCCGGCGGGTCAGCGATCTCGGATGCGCTTGTCGTGTTTGCCGGAACCACGCCGACCAAGTTCAGCGCGAGGATGTAGATGTCGCTCCTTGGCTTCGACGCTCTCGGACGCTGGGCGCTCGGCCAGCTGCCGAGCAGCAGCAACTTTGTTCTTACGGCGGTGCAAGGCTCGATCGGTTTTGCAGGACCAGCGTCGGCATTCGGCATATCGCAAGCCGTCACCACGGCCGGCACCCTGGCTGCCGGGATCTCGGCGGGTTTCAGAATTGCAGAACCGGCGGGCCCGCCACCTTTCGTCTGCGCAAGCAATGCAGCCGCGTTCAGGTCGAAGCAGCTGAGCCTCAATGGTGCGTTCCTGGTGACGTGCGCCCCGGCGAACGGGACGGCGCGCGTACTCGCCTCTCAAGGCGCGGTGTCTATTTTGGGACCGTCGGCCCGATTCTCGGCCTCACTCGCGCTGGAGCAGGGCGCCTTTGCCTGGGCAGGCGGCGACTCGATGCCCGGCCGGGACCAGGAGGCCTGGGTCCGGCGGCCGTTCGAGACGATGACTTGGCAGGTGCAGGTGACGTTGCCGCCGCCGGTTTGGAATGCAGCCACGGGTGCTGCAGGCGCATGGACGGCTGACGTGCAGCCGGAGAACGCCTGGATTCCAGCTTCGACCGACCCCGAACCATGGACGACTGAATAATGCCACTCCTTGCCTATGGCGAATATCGCCCTGACGTCAGCGATTACGAAGGCCAGGCCTCGCGCAACATCCTCAACGTCATTCCGCGCGGCGATGGCTATGGGCCGTTTCCGTCCTTCTCCGCCTACACGTCCGCGCTGCCGGCGCCGTGCCGGGGCGCGTTCTATGCGTTGAAGTCCGACGGCACGGTCGTCACTTTTGCCGGCACGGGCACCAAGCTCTACCGGCTCAACAATATCGACTTCACCTGGGTCGATGTCTCCAAAGGAGGCGCGTCCTATTCTGCGCTGTCGGCGACGGCTCAATGGCAGTTCGCTCAGACCGGCAACTTCGTCTTCGCGACGCAGGCCAACGCCGTGCTGCAAGTCTTCGATCTCTCGTCATCGACTGCCTTTACCGACGCACTCGGCTCACCGCCCCAGGCCGCCTATATCAGCGTGGTCGGACGCTTCCTGGTGCTGTCGGGGCTGTTGTCGACTCCGTATCGGATCCAATGGTCCGGGCTGAACAACTTCAACGCGGCGGACAGCTGGACCAGCGGGATCAAGTCGTCCGACTTCCAGGATTTTCCGGATGGCGGCATCGTTCGTGGTGTCGCCGGCGGGGAGTCCGGTATCGTATTCCAGGACCAGGCGATCCGGCGCATGTCCTATGTCCCGGGCTCGCCGATCATCTTCCAGATCGATCGCATCACCCAGGACAAGGGCCTCTACGCGCCGTACTCGATCATCCGCGCCGGCGAGCGCATCTTCTTCTATGCCGGCCAGGGCTTTCACAAGATCGAGCCCGGCGGCGTGCCCCAGCAAATCGGGCGCGAGAAGGTCGACCGCAGCTTCCTTGCCGATCTCGACAAGGGCAACCTCCAGCTCTTCATGGGGGCCGCCGACCCGCGCTCGACGCGCGTCTACTGGGCTTACAAGTCGGTGTCCGGCACGGTCGGCGCCTACGACAAGCTGCTCGGCTACGATTTTCTGCTCGACCGTTTCTTTCCGGTGGCGGTGGCCGGCGAGTATCTGCTCGGCATTTCGCAGACAGGATTGACGCTCGAGAATCTCGACAGCATCTCCTCGTCACTCGATGCGCTGACGCTCAGCCTCGATGCCTACGCAACCGCAGTGCAGCCGGAGATCGCGCAATTCTCCAATGCCCATCTGCTCGGATTCTTCCGCGGCCCCAGTCTCGAGGCGACGCTGGAGAGCGCGGAGCAGGGGACGGATGAGAACCGCATCACGATCCGAGGCTTCCGTCCGATCACCGATGCGGCGACACTGTTCGGCTCGGTGTCCTGGCGCGACACGCCGGCCGCAGCGGCGATGCCGGGCGCCGAAGTGCTGGTCAATGCACGCACCGGCCGCTGCGATATCAGGCGCGACACCCGCTATTTGCGCGTCAAGGTACGCATTCCGGCCGCGACGAATTGGTCGTTCTGCGCCGGCATCGTTCCCGACCTCACGCCGAACGGCACGCTATGACGGCTTACGTACCGGGCATTACCGAGACCGATCTGAAGAAGATCGTGCTCGCGATCCAGCAGCTCGCCGCCGGCCGGTCGAATGCCGTTGGCAGCGTGACGCTGGCTGTGGGCGCATCGAGCACGACGGTGACGACGGCAAATTGCGCCGTGGGATCGGTGCCGATCCTGGTGCCGGCGTCCGCGAACGCGGCGGCGGAGGTCGGCAACGGCACGATGTACGTGAGCGCGGTCGCGAACGGCGCGTTCACGATCACGCATGCGAATTCGGCGACGACGGGACGGGTGTTCTTGTGGGCGGTGGTGGGGTGATGGGGTCCTAAGGCATTCGCGCTTTCGTACGTTACCAAACGTTTCCTTCAGTAGTCACGCGCGGTGAGGCTCCTAAGCACCGGTTTGCCACGTTGAATGGCAAATCCGAACGACAGCAATGGATCGTCGGCAAAGGCCGCAATTTCAATTGGTTATTCAAGGGAAAGTTTTATGTCTTATGTCGATCAATCGGAACGGCCCAGCCGCACATTCTCGGAGCGATTTCAAGAGGTCTGGGACCATCCAACACCGTTCGGCCTAATCGCCCAGATTAAGACCTTGTTGAGCGCGCCCGAAACTATCCGTGGGCTGGTCGATGCTTCGCGCGTCGTCACGGGTCCAGCTCCCGGCACGGAGGAAGAAGCCGATAAGTACAATCGAGCTCGCGAATATCTCCCGCGTGCAGCATTTGAAGTAGCTAGCGCGCTCAGCCCGACCGCTCCAAGAGCGGTGAGAGGGCCTACGGTCAGGCCCAACACTGGCTCGGGCCAGGGTGTGGAAGGAGGGTTGAAGGCCCAAGCCGGCGTTCTCGGCAATAGCTCGCATGGGATGCCTCAATTCGGGCCGCGCTCTCAATCGCACCGATATGCTTACAGCGAGCTACCGGCAACGCAGGCAGGTCCTAAGGTCCCGACCGGCGGAATCTTTGGAGATCTGGTTCTACCTCCGACCGAGCTTCCCTGGTGGATGCAAGCGCTTGCACCTCCGGTTGCGCAGCCGGCAGGAGCAGGCGGGCCTCTGCCGGCTGGTGCAGTCGGACGGTCTGCTTTCATGCCCACGTTTCCAGGTCCCGAGAGGCTTCTCAGAACTCCTCGCGCAGGTGGGGAGATTTTCGGTAGACCATCGTCCAGATCGCCCCTTCAGCCTGAGCCAGACAGGGGCGGCAGTCTGCCTCCGCCGATCGTTGGATTACTAGGGCTCGATCCAAACCATAGGGAGTTGAGGCGTGTCGATCAAAATTCGCGCGATGCCTCCCGCTCTGGGACAGACGATGATCGCAAGCCCTCGCTCGGCATTCCATCTCCCTCGATCGTGCCAGACCAGGAACCGCCCGCTCGAGAACCCGAGATTAACACGGGCGGCGGCGGCTTGGGCGGCAAAGGCAGTGGTCTAGGATCGGGTGGCGACAAAGCGAATCGAGACCGGGAATGCAATCAGCAATGGCAGGACGAGATCGGTTATCATTGTCCCCAATTTGGAAGGTTCGAGGATCAATACCTTAAGCAGTGCAAGGATCGGGCAGCGCAGCGCCTTAAGGCTTGTTTTCAAGGGCAGGCGGAGCCGCCGAGGTTCGAGTGGGAGGATGTTTCCCGTCAGGATCTCGAAGGGCTTCAGCGTTGGAATAAATTGCAGGAGAGAAAGCTCAAAGCGAAAAGGAAGAAGAGGTGACCTCGCGTCATCGGCAATTCTGACTCTCTAACAGCGGAGGTATCGTGGGTTTGCTTTTGTTGTAATTCGTGATTTGTTCTAGCATGAGTTGTTTTGCCGGCGACGATCCGAGTACGTTTAGATCGGCAACGAACGCTTTGCACTTTGTGTCGAGGGCTGGCTATGTCTCCTGAGGCGAGATCTGGTTGCGCGGAGCACAGAATGGGGGCTGATCTGGAGGGGCGATTACGCTGTTGCAGCCCTTTCGTCGCAAGTCGTTAATCGCATCATGTGCTGGGAGGGTACGGATGGGCAACTCGATCGAAATCGTGGTCGGGCAGCGCATCGCGCCATTATCGGCAATTTCTCGTGACGAGCCTGACGACCCGCATGACTGAGACCGCTCGCCGGCCAGCGTAGGTCCGCGTGCCCATTGAAGCAGCGACGCCGCTGATGGCGAGCGAGGTTCGCGCGCGGTCATCGGGAGCCGGCGTGTCATTCACCGTCTTCATTCGGAATTGTTCACATGAGAAATGGTGTGCCGCAGGCACCCGGCTTGTGGCCCGATGGACATCACGGCGCGCAACTCGTCTCCGTTGATCCGGGCTACGTGCGCGAGGTCTGGCCACTTGTCGCCCCACTCATTGAGCGGGCGATTGTCACGACGGGGCTGTCGGCCTTTGCTGCGATCGAGCAGGACATCCTCGTCGGCGCCTCACTGCTCTGGGTCGCCTGGAATGGTGCCGTAATCGAGGCGGCTGCAGCCACGAGCCTTCAGCAGACCGATGCCGGCAAGGTCTGCGTCATCACGGCATGCGCGGGCACAGGCATGACCCGCTGGCTGCCGCTGATCGGCGGCATCGAGAGTTACGCTCAAGCGGAGGGCTGCCGGTATGTGCGCATCTTCGGGCGAAGAGGCTGGGCGCGCGTTCTCGAAGGATACGAAGAAACTCACGCGATCATCGACAAGCGCCTGCCGTAGAGGCGTCGAAGCCCTACCGCTCGCCTGAATGCAGTTCGCACGTCTCTCGCAACGGCCGATTACCAAAACCACGCAAGAAGGAGCATCGTCCATGGGCGGACAATCCACTTCCACACAGACCGCACAATCCCAATCGGCGCCCTGGGTTGCTGCGCAACCCGCGCTGCAAACCATGCTTGGGCAACTCGGCACCGGGCTGAACAACACCGGTCTGACGTCGGCGGAGAGCTCGGCGCTCGATACGCTGAAGAACAACGCTACGGCGGGCAATCCGTACGCGGCCCAGATCGCAAGCTACGCACAAACTCTGCTCAACGGAGGCGACGCCACCGCGCAGGGCACCAATGTGCAAGACAACCTCTCCGCCTATCGTAGCGCGCTGGCGCCGTACGCCAGCGGCAGCATGGTGGGCAACAACCCGGCGCTCATGACGCAGCTTGCGCAAATCCGGTCGGATGTCGGCAACGACGTGAACTCGCAGTTCGCGGCTGCGGGGCGCGACTTCAGCGGTGCCAACCTGATGGCCTATGGAAGAGGCGTGGCGGCGGGAGAAGCGCCCGTGATCGCGGCCCAGTACAACCAGGACGTGGCGAACCATCTTGCAGCTGCCGGCTCGCTCTACAACGCCGGCAATACCACCGCCAACACGCTGACGCAGATGAAGCAGAGCGACCTCGCCAACCGTGGCCAGGGCGTGGCGGCCGCGCAATCGGCGCTCGATGCCCAGAACTACGGCGCGAATGCCACGCTCGCAGAAGAAGCGCAGCGCCGCGGCATTCCCGTGCAGGCGCTCAGCCTGCTCGCGCAGATCGGCGTGCCCATCGCGCAGCTCGGGACGCAGAGCAACAGCACGACGACCGGGACGCAGCAGAAGTCGGGCGTCGATCAATTCGCGACGCTTGCTGGCGGTATCAGTAATCTCATGAGCCCGTTCAAGTTCAACTTTGGCCTCGGAAAGTAACAATCATGAGCGAATCCGACATCAACCTGACCGGCGCCGCTTACGACCTGGTCAATGCTGGTTATGCCGGGATGCCAGATCCGGGCGAGGAGAAGGAGCGCCCGTCGTTTGATAGCGACAGCGCCTCGTTACGCGATGCGGCTGACCATCTGTCAGATCAACAGCCAAAAGTTGTCGTCAGGCAATACACGGATGGAGAAGGCAAGCCGGCAGCCGCAAACGAGGCCGTAACCCTCGCACGCGCCGCGCGGGACTATGCCAAAGCAACGGCCAACGACAGGCAGATCTCCGAGAACGAGTCCGCGGAGGCCCTTGCCGCCGGGATCGACTCGCTACGCGCGGAGGTCGCCGCCAGCGATCCAAATGCGCCCGAGTTCTACGGCTTTGAACGGCCAGACGGGCACGATGAGAAGATCAAGGCCCCGGCCGATACGGAGGGGGATCAAGGCAAGCCTTCGGCCGAGCTCGATCCCGATGTCGAACAACTTCTTCAGCATCCACAAGTGCGGCTTGCGCTCGAGGAGAAGGTCGGCGAGGTCGAGCGCGCGCGGCGAAGCTATGTCGATGGCCTCGATGCGGCCATGCAGATCGCGCAGGCAAGCTTCATCAGCCAGTTTCCGGAGCTGGCCAGCCTGCCGCCCGAACGGCTTCCGGAAACCCTGGCGCAAATCGCGCAACAGGATCCCGCAAAGCTGTCGCGCATTCAGGCGATTGTCGCCAGCAGCGAGCAATTGCGCGCGAGGCAGGGCGAGGAGATGCGGCGGACAGCAGAGGCCACGAGGCGTCACTTCCAGAACTATGCGAAGGCGGAAGACGCTCGGCTGGAAACAATGCTGAAGGAGGAGGCGAGCGGCGTCAGGCAGGCCGTGGCGCAGGAGATCATGGCATCAGCCAGGGCCAGCGGCATCGAGCCGGAAGAGATGCAACGCCTCTTCCAAAACGAGCCTTTGATGCGCAATGCGACGTTCCAGCGCATGATGTACGACGCCGGCAAATATCGGTTGATGATGAAAGCGAGGGACGCGGCCGCGGCAAAACCGATGCCGCCGGTGCAAAGACCGGGCATGGCATTGACCCGCGGAGAGCGTGGCCAGCACGATCTGCGAACGCTGAGCGCCCGGCTGTCTAGCACGGGAGATATCAAGGATGCGGTCACGCTCTACCAGGCGAGACGCGCGCGTGGCGAATGATGAGACGATATATTCACAGCCGTTGACAATGTTCGTCGTTTGTTCCATTCTCGTCGAGCGTGCGTATGGCCAATTTTGTGATGCTCGTCAGTCTGCACGGGCATCGGCGTAGGGGCAGCTGGCGTCGTGATACAGGAGCTGTTTGGGTCCGATCGTCGGCACTTGTGCGATTTCTCGCCAGCTTGCCCTGGTCGCTCGGAATAGGGACTTCTGCATACAGGATAGGACCCAGATGTCGTTGAGACTTCTTTTGTCGCTCGTGATTGTCGCGATCGGCCTTCTTTTATCGCTTGATGCGTTCGCCGGTGATTACACCGTTTCCTATGCTTTCGACGGTACGACGAGGGCGGATGTTGCCCGGGGCGTGATGGGCGCATCCAACGAAGAGGGGATCGCAAAAGATTGCCAGTACGAGAGGCGTTGCACGATCGCGTTAGCGAAATCGGATCTGACGATATCGTTCAGTGTTAAGCGTTCGGCCTACCACGATGTGGTCGTCTTTGCGGATGGCGGCCGTAGCCGTAGCGCCGATTGCTGCTATTTTTCGGGCGGCGACCGCCGGGCCGAAAAGAGGCTTGCCGAGCCATTGCTTCGCCTGTGGATCTACGAAGGGCAAGCACGTAAGAGAAACGAATACGTCGAGAACATTCCTTTGGGCCTCCTGTATCTGCAGTTCTCGGACTTGAAATAGTTCGGGCGCCCCGCCAGCCCCTCTTACCCACTTAATCGCCAGCTGAATCAGTCTGCAGTCCTTTGTTGACCTCGGACCGCGCCGGCGTGATCGAAGGAGTTCGTCATGGCGACCATCGAGCAACAGTATCTGCCTCCCCCGGATTACGAGACGACGATCGGGGAGGCGGACCGTCCGCGTATCTACGATGCCGTTCGCAAGCAATTGGGGGATCTCCTGGACGGCAGTCGGTCCTACTATGCGGATGGCGTCCAGAAGGACTGGCAGGCACGGGCCGATGATCTGGACGGCTACATCAAATCGTTCATGAGCTCGCAGGGGCGCGTCAGTGATCCGAGGGATATCCTCGGAGACGTGGTCAGGTCTCTTCGCGCGCATGCGAAAGACTTTCGCGAGAGAATCGAAGGAGCGGGGCCCTCCGATCCGATCGAATTGCCACCAGAGTTGTCGCCGACCACCCGAGACAGGAACGAGCTGTACGTAAATCCAAATCCGTTTGCTCCTCCGATGAAGACTCCTCCCGTTCCGCGGCAAGAGTGGCCAATCGCAGCGACATCCGATCGTCGCAGCGGCGGCGCAAGCAGGCCAGAGCGGCGCGTCGCGCCACCCATCTTCTTTCCCTTCTAGCGGCCGTCAGTCGTCTCATAGCCGATCAACCGAACTCTTGGCAGGAGAGCACACCATGAGCGAAGACAATCGAAACTTTATCGAGCGTGCCGAATCCATCACCGGCAATCTCTACGGCGAACCGATGTCAGCGGATCGTATTGCCGAGAACTTCGCGCTCTATGGGCTGAAGAAGCGCGTGGCCGCGCTCGAGCGGTTCGACGCAGAGCTGGGTGGCGATATCGATTCCAGTCCTCACAGCTTGCGGAAGCGCGTTCAACTGGTCGATCTGCGCCGGCGGATGGGCAGCCTGCACGAGGCGCTGCGCAAAGCCCGGCGATGACCCATCCGTTGCTGACCGCGCTTGCGCAGGCGCGCCTGCGCGACGCGCCGATTTTCGTCAGATGGTGCGAGTTGAACGGCGTGACCGCGTGCCCGGCTGCGCCCGCGTTGGTGGCACGCTTCGTCACCGACTGTGCGGCGCTCGGCGTGAGCCGGCTCTGGTCGGCCGTGCAGGACATCTCGCGGATGCACGTATCGCTGGGCCTCGCCGACCCCACGCTCGGCGGTGCGGCGGCGAGCGCGATGAATGCGATCGCCGCCATTCCGCCGCCGCGATCCTGGCCGGCACCGTTCAAGCAGCGGTTCTCAGCGCTCCCCTACGACATCCAAATTCATCTCGCCGCGCACGAAGCGCAGCGCGAACGTGCGCTCCGGCGTGCGCAAAACGATGCCGCCTCCGCCCGCCAGAAACTGGCGGCGCTCGAGGCCGAAACGAAGGACCGAGAGAGCAATGGCAACGAAGCTGCAACGCGTGACCAGGATTGAAGATCGCATCGAAGAACTGCGCGCCGAGATCGACGGCATCATCGACGCGCGCGTGGCCCGGATCTCGAGCGAAAGCCCCGGCGTTCCCGCAGGCGTGATCCGCAACCTCCTGACGGCGCGGGCACCGTCCTGCCGCTGCGCTCAATATATCGCGCTGTGCGGCGGAGATGCAAAGGCGCCGGACTGACGACGCCCGGACCACCACCATTTCGAACCATGCGACGCTGTCCATAACGGCAGCTTCACCACGTCAGGGATACAGATGACTCTCTACAAATGGTCTCAAACGGCGTCCGCCGACGCCACGGCAGATTCGACGATCAATTGGGCGGAGGGGCAGTCGCCCTCCAGCGTCAACGATTCGGCACGCGGGATGATGGCGGCGATTGCCAAGTACCGCGACGACGTCGCCGGCGCGATCGTCTCGAGCGGCACGAGCACGGCATATGCGGTCAATACGTACCAGGTGTTTCAGTCGCTCTCGCAATTGAACGGTCAAGTGATCGCGTTTACGCCGCATACGACGAATGGCGCCACCGTGACGATCAACGTGGATAGCCTTGGCGCAAAGCCGCTCCGGGCGGCGCCGAGCACTGATCTGCCGGTCGGCGTGCTGATTCAAGGCACTCCCTATGTGGCGCTGTATAACCATGCAGATCAGGCCTTCTATTTGCAGGGCCTTTTCGGCAACCCATACAACATTCCAATCGGTGGCAGTATCGACTTTTGGGGCACGGCGGCTCCGAACAGTTCGTTCGCGCTCATGTACGGGCAGGCGATTTCGCGTACCACGTACAGTGCACTTTTTGCGCTGGTCGGAACCATCTATGGTACGGGGGATGGTTCGACTACCTTCAACATCCCGGATCTGCGAGGTCGCATCGCGGCTGGTAAAGATGACATGGGTGGGAGTGCTGCGTCGCGCCTGACTTTGGCCTACTTTGGCACGTCAGCCGCTGCGCTCGGCGCAGTCGGTGGCTCTGAAAGCAAGGCGCTTATCACCGCCAACCTTCCTGCATACACGCCCTCTGGGACGATCACCGGTTCGGTGATTTCGCCGATAGGTGTAAGGATGCGGTCGCCCGCGACGACGGGGACAACAGACGCAGGCACCGTTTCCGCCGGCGTTTCGGGAGGCACCGATCTGGGCTCCCAAAGCTTGCTCATTTCAAGTAGTTCGCTCTCTGCCACTTTTACAGGAGCCGCCCAAGGTGGGTCGAGTTCGCCTGTTGCGATACCTCAGCCAACAATCATTTCTAACAAGCTGTTGAGGGTTCTCTGACAAAGTCAGACCAATCGGAGCCGCTAGATTCTACCCGGTAGCCGACGTGTGCAGCCTCGAACTCCGATCGCGAAAAGCTTTTGCGGTCATAAGTGACGGCCTTGGTCGAGAACCGAACGCGCCCCATCGCGCGGGGGCCATTCTCGATCAGCATTGAGCGCTGCCGCTCGGCGAGCGGCTGATCTGAGAAGAAGAGCCGCTTCCACTGCATGCGTGGAGCGCCGACACCAGCGAGTTGCCTTACCATTTCAATCGGGTTCGGGGTGTATTGCACTGCGCCGTTTGAGTGAATCAGGTCGATGGTCCCCAGCCACGAAGCTGCAGCCTCTATCGTCTCAAAGAATCGAAGGTGGTCCGTCTCAAGCTGAGCTGCCTGGCGCACCATGGCGGGCGTTTCAACGACGGCCCACCGGACGAGAGGAGCTTCGCGGCGAGCAAGCTTGTAGTGGATGCCGCACGCGCCACCGAAATCTAGAACGGTCTCGGTGTTGCGAATCTCCGGCCATTCGCCGGTTGGCTCGGCCGCGACAGTCTTCGCGTAAATCTCCGAGACAAGATCGGGATGCTCATAGCCCTCAATTGTGGAGGTGGGGAGTAATCGGAGGATGCGCGCCAGCATCCCCGAAGGATGCCTCACAACCGCAAATAGCGCAATACACAGAAATGCTGGGCAATGAGCTGAAACGCCCCGCCTAGCTTCTTTTCCCGCGGGATTCGACGCCCGGCGGCCGGGCCATGAAAACCTATCGACAGCCGAAGTCTGAGCCGCACCGACTTCAAACGACCCGGATGTCGAAGGCGATCGCGGGTCTCGGCCACCGTCGCTGCGGTGCATCGATCCGAATCCATCTCCACCCCTAACCGAGTTACCCCATGGTAGACCTCAACGCCCTCAAGCGGGCGAATGCCGGCCGCTGGTCGAATGCCAGGCCGACTCGGAAGGCCGAGGCCGCCAACGCTGCCTTGCGTCTCTACAAGGCCAAGGCCCGATACCAGGCCGTCGAACGAGAGACTGGCGTCCCCTGGCCGGCGATCGCCGTTATTCACGAACGGGAATCCTCCCAGGACTGGCGGGCTTCGCTGGCGCAGGGCGATCCATGGAACTGCGTGTCGGTTCACGTACCTGCGAGGCGGGGCCCGTTCGCCTCGTGGGAGGCCGCGGCGATCGATGCATTGGTCAAATGTCCTCCCTACCTCGCGCGCCACAGGGACTGGTCGATTGCCGCGGCGCTGACGGCGCTCGAGACCTACAATGGCATCGGCTACGCGGCCCGCGGCCGGCCGTCGCCCTATCTCTGGTCCGGCACCAACCAATATCGCGCCGGGAAATACGTCCGGGACGGCGTTTACGATCCAGGCAAGGTCGATCCGCAACTGGGATGCGCGGCGCTGATGATCGCCCTGATGGAGCTCGATCCCGAGATCGACTTTGCGGGAGCGAAGATCGCAAACAGCGCGTCTGCCGGCGATTCAGCGAAGCCGTCACTGACGAACCCGTCGAAAGGCTCGATCGGCGCGTTCGTGATCGACATGGTCAAAGCAATTCTTGGAAGGAAGTGAACATGCGGACGATGCTCGACATCATCCTCTTCGCTGCCGGCTTCGGCGTCTGCTGGTATTGCAAGGATCCAGTGCTCCGGCTCGTGACCGGCATCGATGCTCTGATCAAGTCGGTTGGGGCAAAATTTGCAGTGCTGCGAGGCAAATCGTGATGCTCGCAAGGATCAAGGCGGTCTGCCTGCACTCAATGACCATTGCGTGGAGCTATTGCATCGCGCTCGCCGGTGCCCTGGCTTCGATCATCGACGACCTCGCCGACGCGCTCGGCGATCCCGGCGTCAAGGATCAGATCAGCGCAGCCATCGGTGACGTCAAGACGACGGGGCGCATCCTGCTTGCGATCTCCGTGGTGACGATCATCGCACGCCTGCGAACCCTCCGGAGGATAAACTGATGTGGATGACCATCATCTCGTTTCTCGGAGGCCCCGTCGTCAAGGCGCTGATCGAGGCCTACAGCGCCAAGCTGAAGGCCGAAACTGTCGACAGCAAGATTGCAGCCGATCTTGCAGCGAGCGAGATCGCGGCGCAGACGGCCGAAACCAAGGCCGTCATGCAGTACCGCATCGCCGAGATCGGGCATTGGTACGAGCCCGACAAACTCATGGGCTATTGCGTGGCGCTCTACTTCGCAAAGCTGCTGGTCTGGGACAAGGTCCTGGGATTTGGGTCGACGGACGCTCTGGCAGGATTTGCAGCGATCACGGCCAACCTGGTTGTCTCTTTCTACTTCGCCAAGCGCGGCTTCGAGAATGTTGCGAGGATCATCAAGCAGTGAAGATTCAAGACGAGGAGATCCGGGCGATCGTCGCGGAGACATTGGCCGAGCAGCACCGAGTTCAGCAGGAGAGCGTCGACGCGATCGTGTTGAAGGCCGTGGCATCGGTCCTGGCCTCGTTCGGGATCGAAGACGATGACCGGAGGGAGCTGAGAGCGGACTTCCAGCACTTGCGGCGTTGGCGAAGGAGCGTCGAACAGGCGCAGAGCTACACCTTCAAGGCGGTGATCACCGTGCTTGCGACCGGTCTGATGGGGGCAGTCTGGCTCGGCGTCAAGGTCGTGCTGGGCAAGTGAGCCTCGACGCAACGGAATCGCAAGCTCACTCACTCCCGATGACGCCCGCCAATAGGTATCCCATGTACAGAATTCGTATCGCCGATACGGACGACGATGAGACCAGCGAAATCCTCGGCGATCTGCACCGGCTGACATTCTTCGATGGGGCGGCCCTGCCGCAGTTCGGATCGGGTACGTGGTGGCTCGCCCACCACGATGATGACGCGGTGGCCTTCGCCGGTGTCGTGCCGTCGACGCATGCGCGCAACAGCGGCTATTTTTGCCGGGTCGGGGTCTTGCAGCGGCATTGGGGGCGGGGACTTCAGCGCAGGCTGATGCGAGCGATCGAGGCGCGAGGGCGGCGTCTCGGATGGGACAGCATCGTCTCCGATACGACGGACAATCCGGTATCTGCCAATAATTTCATCCATGCAGGTTATCGGCTGTACGAGCCCGAAGCGCCCTGGGCCTGGTCGCATACGCTTTATTGGAGAAAGTGGCTGCGTTGA